ACTGCTGCTGCATCTGTGGAAAGAACTGGTGCAGTACCACCAGCAAAGTCCCAAGAAGAACCATACGCCAGTGTCCTACTACCTGTGCCGTCCTGTGTAATAAAGATACTACCCACCTGTCCAGCTACACAGTTGGTAGGATTATCAAGAGTTCTATTACCTGCCAGTGTCACTGTAAAATTTTGGCCTACGTTAAAATCTACAGAGATGTTTGTACCATCTGTCAGTCCTTGAATATCTGCAACTGCTGCTTTCTCAATGTGTAAGTCCTTACCCAAAAGTGCATTTGTACCCACTGCCAAAGCACTGACATATACATCTGTGGCGCTAAGAATGCCTGTCAGCGTACCACCTGCCAGAGGTAACCTAGTTCCAATACTAGTGGCTAAATCTGTTGAGGTCTGCGCTATTCTGGTATTAGTAGTTCCTATACTAGCTGCTAAATCTGTTGAGGTTTGTGCTATTCTAGTGTTGGTGGTTCCAATACTAGCTGCTAAATCTGTTGAGGTTTGTGTTATTCTAGTGTTAGTAGTTCCTATGCTTGTTGCTAAATCTGCTGAAGTCTGTGCTAAAACCGTATTAATAGATGTAATAGCAGCAGTTGCAATTCCAATACTAGCAGCTAGGCTAGCTGAGAGTGCCACTGCAAAATCACTAACAGAGGTAATTCTTGTATTGGCTGTGCCTATGCTAGTTGCCAGTGCAGCAGAAGCAGCTACAAGAGCATTGTTGGTAGAGGTATGAGCAGCATTAATAGAAGTGATAGCAGCTTCACTAGGAACAGCAGTACCACCTACAAAAATATTAGTAGAGGCATAGACATTAGCAGCAGATACATCCCCAGAGAACTCTGCTGCTACGCCTGATACCTTGGTGGTGAAACTACCCGTACCTGCTACAAAGTCAGTGGTACTAACCTTGGTATTAAAACTACCCGTGGCAGCGTCTACCTCTGTAAGACTAAGAACAGGATTAACCACAACTGTGGCGCTGGTGGAAGCAGTGGATACTGAGACACCGGCTATAGTAAGCTTTACAGTGTCATCACCTGCTGTTAAAGTATTGAAACCACCTGCCACCAGATCATTAAGCTCATCTGCCGTGGCGGTCAAGACAGTCCCTGCCAGAGCAAACTGTCCCGTGACGTTTAACTGAGCCGTACTCATGGCAATGGGAGAAGCAGTTCCTCCTCCATCTTGAATAGTCCTTACGGTGCCGTCCAACCCTGCATTAGAAGTCTGTGCATTTACCTGTAACAGGTCCTTATAGGTATTGGCTATCTTGGCATTTGTTAAGTCTGCCATGTTGTTCTATTCCTCACTTATATAAAGTTCCACTGTGTAGTCTCTTCACCCCATGCGGTGGTCACTGCACTCCAGCTTTGGTTTCTGTCAGAATTATCCGGTGGTCGGGCATCTTTAATAACTTCTTTGTCTATTGGAAATCTTACTCTATTCTGAGGATTGGTTACAAGATTAAATATACCATCACTTTCAGACTTAGCAACTATAAAGTCTGTTCCCGGTTCTTTTACTCTTTGGTCAAGCCTGTATCTGAAGCCTGATCTATCACTGATAAAGAAACCTTTTTTAAAAGACATTTAACATTTCCACCTTTTTCTAGCTTGTCTAAGTCTTGAGTTAGGATTCTTTGCAGCTTTGGGAAACTTCTTCATTTGTCCCGCTGATCTGGCGCAGTAGCTCTTACGTCTCTTTGAATCCTTACTACCCTTCTTAACACTCCCTGTCACCGCTGTCTTCAGCTTACTACCGGGGTTATCTCTCCTGTACTTTGCCACACCTTTCTTGGTCATCCCAGCACCAGACTTGGTGGGTCTCTTCTGCCCACCGCTGATACTGTGACCCTTCATGCTACCTTTTTTTATAGGCATTCCTACTTCTTCCTACTTGCAAAAGTTTTAACATTGGTGGGCTTACCCCTTACACCTTGCTTAACTGCTCTCTTACGTTGAACAGCTGACTTCTTTTCAGAAGATGACATACCCTTTGCCTTGGCAAGAGGAACACACTTAGGATATTTTCTCTTTGTACCTGTAGTAGATTTTCTACCGCACGGTTGATATTTTCCATTCTTTTTAGGTGCTCCTATGTCTACCCATTCTTCAGATACCCACTTCCTTAGACCACCTCCTGTCTTGGCCCCTACTACTTTTTTCTTCTTACCCTTCTTCTTACCACCGGGAGTGACCTTTCCAGAACAAACAGCAGAGGCGTACATATTGGCATAGGCAGAGGGGTATACATCAAACTTACGCTTTGCAGCTGCTTTACCTCTGGGACAAAGTTTAGCCATTTGCTTATACCACTTGCAGTCTGGGAGTGATAAAGAGACTCACTCGGTTTCTGTCTGAATCCAAAGCACTGGTAAGAAGTTCTTCGTACTTTGCTTTAAGAATAGCTGTTCTCTCTGCAGGGATACCTGCTCTCTTATAACTAAGGTAGTAGGCAAGGCCACAGGTCAGGGCAGGGAGAAACCTAAAGGGAACGTCTGCATTCTGCAGAGCACTCTTGCTAACATCTGCCAGACGTTTCATTCTGTAGTTTCTAAAGGTATAGGTATCTGCTGCGTCAGGCACAGGGAAAAAGAAAGCACTGACAGTCTCTCTTCCTCTCAGCGTGGCAAACTGTGTGGGCCTGCCAGAGGTAGTTTTGTTAGTGATAGCCTCGTATTCCTCGTAGCCTATTCGGTTCATCTGAAAGTCATTGCTATTGGAGGTCAGTCTGATATACCCAGAGAGAACGTCCACGGTATCTGTAGGGAGCGTATACTCTGCTGTTCCTGTGACCAACGTGGTACTGGCTAGGTCTGTACCCCAGAGGAGAACACCACGGTTCTGCCAGTCTGTCAACATCAGGTTCAGTGATCTTCTGGCAGTGATAGCGTCATTGGCAAGCTCTGCCTGACCACCTAGCATGGCATAGGCTTCTTCTATTACCTCGTCTATAAAGAAGGTACTGTCAAAGTCTGATGTAGTTGCAATGGCCATTGTGTGCTACCTGTTCCTCATGCGTGATGGATTGCCAACCAGACCGCCTGCTTTTAGATTAGTTTTAGGGGCATTGGCCATATAATTCTTTAGCTGTCTTTTATTTATTGCACTCTTGGTAGCAGCTTTAGCATCTTTAACATACATATTTCTGGCTTTCGCATTAACTTCTTTTTTAGAAAGATCAGGATTATCTTTTGATACCATGTCTATGTAAGCTTCTATTTCTTTTTTGTAATCTTTTGCTTTCATTTTACCTGTTCCTCATCCAAGCTGGTTTCACAGAAGTATCCATAACTTTACCTCCTCCCTTCAGGGGAAGAGGTTTCATATAAGGTATCCTTCTACCAGAGGGAAGTTGTTGTTCTACGTTTACCTTCTTTACACCATAGGGCTTCACTGTTAAATTATATTTTTCAAAAGCCATCAGGAACGGTACCTTTCTGTGGTTTCCTTTAGAAGAGGGTCTGAACGCTTTTGAAGAACTGTGTCCAGCTTAGAATCTAACCTCTGTACTAAAGTTTCTACTCTGTTGCTTTTATCTATCAGAGCAATTATAATATCATCTTGATTTTTAAGAGCAGATGCTACATCTCTGAGCATAAAATGAAGAAGCTTCCAAGCTGCCGCTCCTGCTCCTATGGTGGCAACTATGGCAAGTCCGTAGTCTGATACAGCTTGAAATACATTAAAGTCTTCCACCATATATTTCCTTTCTTATCTATTCCCCTGAAGGAACTGGGTTACAAGAACAACCTCCTTCGCTGGTACAAGAACAATCTTCACAACCTGTGCATTGACAGGAAGGATTAGAACACCTCTTCTTCTCTTGTTCCTCAGACAACGTCCGGTCCTATTCTAGCTGCGCCGTATCCCTGCCCTGTGGGTTTACCGTTGAAGGCGTTTAATTTTTCAGAGTCCACCGGAGGGTTCTGATCAGGAATAAGGTAGTCTTCTTTGTTACCTCCCTTTCCAACCTTACCTCCTTTTTTAAGTCCTCTTTTCTTGGCATTCATATAGTTCATTGGCATTGTTTAAAATCCTCTCAGTGCTGCGCCTGCTCCCTTCCCAGAGAACCCAGCTTTACGTTTACCTGTCTTGTTCATTCCTTGGGTCTTGAGCTTACCTCTTCCCGGTCTGCCGCCTGCTTTCTCACCATCGTCCATGTTGAAGTCTTTTTCAAACTGCTTTTGAGTGGCGTATTGCATTCCATATTTTCTAGAGAAGTCTCCTAGGCCTGTACCTTCTTTACCGTAGAACTTATAACCATCGTCTTTAGAAGATGGTTTAGCAGCTGTTTTCTTAACTCTACCAGAAGTCACTCCTGTAGGTGTATTAAGTAATTCTGCGTCCATACCTCCTCCTGTAAGTCTACTAGGTTTAGATTTAGGTCTAGGAGCTACCTTAGCAGCTTTCTTAGGCGCAACTGGTTTAGGTTTAACTTTAGGACTTTCTGGATGAGGAGAGGGTCTACGCGCAGCTGGTTTAGGTTTAACTTTAGGACTTTCTGGATGAGGAGAGGGTCTACGCGCAGCTGGTTTAGGTGCAAGTATTTTCTGTGCTTGGTCTTTTCTTTTCTGTCCTCTAGCAAGACCACTTGCTCTAATACGG